TAGCAAAGCTGCAAAAAGACGTAAGTCTTATTGTGCTAGGTCTCTAGGACAACTAAAACGTAGCTCTGCTAAGACTAGAAATAACCCTAATTCAAGGATTAGGCAAGCAAGAAGAAGGTGGAAGTGTTAAATGTTTGTTAAAAAAAATGCAAAAAAGAAAATAAAAAAAGTTTCTAAAGCTCTTAAGAAAGCTAGTAATCTACACGCCAAACAGGCTAAAACATTAGAAACAATTAAATTAAAAAAAGGTGGCAGTACCAGTGCACCAAGTAATGTAGCAAATCCAAGCTTATACAGCAGAGTTAAAGCAGCAGCTAAAGCAAAGTTTGATGTTTACCCATCTGCTTATGCTAATGCATGGCTTGTAAAAGAATACAAAAAAAGAGGAGGCAAGTACAAAGGTGCCAAAAAAGCTGCAAAAGGTGGTGTAATTAAGGCAGCAAACGGTGGTTTTATTGCTCGTGGTTGTGGTGCTGTAATGGAGCCACGTAGAAAAAAAACCAAAATGCGTAATAGATAATGGGTCTAAACAAATGGTTTAAAGAAGATTGGGTAGACATAGGCTCTCCCAAAAAAGGTGGTGGTTTCAACAAATGTGGTAGAAAAAAAACCAAAGGCTCAAAAAGAAAATATCCAAAATGTGTTCCTAAAGCTGTAGCTAATCGCATGTCTAAGTCAGAAATTAAATCAGCAGTCAAAAGAAAAAGGTCAAAAAAGCAAGGTGTTGGTGGCAAACCAACAAATGTAAAAACATTTACAAAATGATATCTCATCAAGCAATCAAAAAAGAAATAAGAGACTGGTCAAAAGAAGTATTAGAAACAGAGACTCCAGTTTGTCCTTTTGCCAAAAAAACGTGGGAGACCGAAAAAGTAGACATTGTTTTATCAGAATGTATTTACTGGACTGACCTGACTGATATTAGTAAAGATTTTCCAAAAGATAAGGACGTAGTTATATATTGTGACACAAACATGGATATGGATGTTTTTCATTTTGACAGTAGAATATCCATGCTAAATACTTTTTTGAATCCAATAAATCTATGGGTAATGGGTTTTCATCAAGACCATGATGAAAAGGATGTTGTTGTACAAGAACATTTTGAGCCACACTTTGAAGAAAGCTACAATATGTTATTTATGCAAAGGTTGGATGAATTGAACAAAGCATCTGAAAGATTGGAAAAAATAGGTTATTATAATAATTGGAATCAAGAAGATTTCCAAAACATTCTAAATAGAAGGAGTAAATGATGGCAAAGAAATCATTAAAAGGTTTAAAAAAATTAGTAGGAAGCTTGTCTAACGCAGATAAGTCTGAAATCGCAAAATCCATGAAAAACAGCAGTGTTGTCAAAATGGCAGGTGGTGGTGCTATGCCTAAGTCAGGTGTTGTTAAGTTAGGCATGGGTGGTGCACCTAAAGCAGGCGTTCGTAAAATGATGGGCGGTGGCAAAGCAGGTGTCAAGAAGAAATCAGGTGTCAAAAAGTTTGGTAGAGGCGGAAAGACTAAGAAGTAAATTATGGCAGTATCAGGTTCAAAAAACTTTGAATTAGATGTCGCTGATTATATTGAAGAGGCATTTGAACGATGTGGCTTAGAGCTAAGGACAGCTTACGACCTTAAAACAGCTAGAAGAAGTTTAAATTTATTACTAGCTGAATGGGCAAATCGTGGTTTAAACCAATGGACTATACAAGAAAAAACAATTTCTATGGTGTCAGGCACCACATCTTATAACGTAGATTCAGCAAATAGCACGGCAGCCATTGATGTTTTGGATGCTTTTGTAAGACAAACCATAAACTCCGAAAACTCAGATATACAAATGACAAGGCTATCAAGAAGCGAATACTCCTCTGTGCCAAACAAGTCAACGACAGGTACGCCTTTGCAGTTCTTTGTAGACAAACAAATATCACCAACAATAAGCGTTTATCCAACTCCTGATAAATCTAGTACCTATACGGTGCATCTAAATGTTCTTACTAGAATGGATGATGTAGATGCAGCTACCGATACTTTACAGCTACCTTTTAGGTTTTATCCATGTTTAGCAGCAGGTCTTGCATATTACATATCAATTAAAAAAAGTCCTGAACGCACTGGATTACTTAAACAAATATACGAAGAAGAGTTCCAAAGAGCTTTAGATGCAGACGAAGACAGAGCATCATTTAGTATCACTCCTGATATAGCACATTACAACATAGCATAATGGCTTTTGCTTCTAATAAAAACGCTTATGCAATTTGCGACAGGTGTGGTTTTAGATACGGTTTAAGAGAGCTTAAAAAAGAATGGAACGGTTTAAAGACTTGTCCTGAGTGTTATGAAACAAAACATCCACAACTAGAGCCTAGAACCAATAAAATTGACCCACAAGCTGTAAGAGAACCAAGACCTGATACAAGTGTGTCACCAACAATATTTACTGTTTATACAAACTATGATTTAGGTATCATAGGTAAAAAATTAACCACACCTGATAGCATGACAAGTGCATTAGGTACAGTTACAATATCTACATCATGAGTTTTACATTAGCAACACTAAAAACTGCTGTACAGGATTATTTAGAGACTGACGAAACAACTTTTGTAAACAATTTAAACAATATAATTTTACAGGCAGAAGAAAGAATACTTAAATCAGTACAAATACCTGACCAAAGAAAGAACGTACAGGGTAACGTCTCACAGGATAATAGGTTTTTAAATACACCTTCTGATTTCTTAGCACCGTTTTCATTGGCTGTCATAAGCTCAAACAACTACGATTACTTAGATTTAAAACATAATTCGTTTATAAAAGAATTTGTTACCGATACAACTACAAGAGGAAAGCCAAGATATTACGCTATATTTGACCAAGGCTCTTTTGAAATAGCACCTGTTCCTGACACAAATTATTCTATGGAATTACATTATTTAGCAAAACCAGTATCATTGACGGTAGGAGGAGACTCAGGAACCACATATTTATCTACAGATGCACCTGATACTCTATTGTATGGGTGCCTATTAGAAGGTGCTGTATTTTTAAAGCTAGACCCAAACGATATTGGTTTATATGAAGCAAGATTTAAAGAAAGTTTACTAAGATTAAAGAACCTAGGTGAAGGAAGAGATACTAGGGATGAAATGAGGTACGATTCACTAAGAACAAATGTAACATAAGTTTCAGTTAAGGAGAGATAATATGAAACCAATCAAAAAACTAAAAGGCAAAACTGTAGCTATTGTTGGTCTAGGCAAAAGTTGGTTTGATTACAACCTAGCAAAATCACACAGCGTGAAGTTTGATGAGGTATGGGCAATTAATGCTGTAGCTTCAGTCATATTTCATGACCGTGTATTTATGATGGACCCACCAAGTAGGTTTCTTGATACACAAGATGCAGGTGGGCAAACTGATTGCATGAAAGAACTGCTCACAAATCATAACAAGCCTATTTATACATGTGAAAATGATGCAAGGTGCAAAAATCTTGTTGAATACCCTGTTCAAGAAATAGTCAAAGAAACCAATTGTCATTATCTAAACAATACAGTGGCGTATGCTGTTGCATTTGCTTACTGGAATGATGTGGCTAATATTAAGTTATTTGGTATAGATTTTACATACAAGAACAACCTATATTTTGCAGAAGCAGGCAGAGCTTGCGTTGAGTTTTGGCTAGTAAAGTGCATGGAAAAAGGTATACAGGTTGAGGTAGCATCTAGTAGTTCATTGCTAGACACTAACATACCGGGCGAGCAAAGACTGTATGGTTATCATCGTTTGAAAGACCCTTATGTGCCTGTTGAAGGAAAAGATGGATTAGAGGTAAAAAAAATAAGCGAGCTTAGAGTGCAGAAAAAACAAATACTCCCACAAATTGCAGATAGGTATGATAGTCATTTAAAAGCACCGGAGCCAAACAAATGGTAATAAAAATTACGCCTGATGGTGTGCCTGAATTAGGCATGGTTGAAGTAGCCACAACCAAGTTTGGTGGTCATCCTCCTGAGTTTTGGGCGAAGCAACTGACAGAAAAAATAGTTAGTTTTTCGGACGACAATGAGGAACATGTCAAAGCACAGGCAAGAGCCTATCAAGATTTAATTTACCAAGTTTGTTTGATATATATTAAAAATGCTATAAAATCTTATAAGGCTACCTTGATACAAGATTTATCTAGTGGAGGTAGTGAAGATTTAGCAAAAATAATTAAAGGTATTTAATATGGCAATTACATCCACTCTTACAACAAGCTTTAAAGTAGAGCTTTTGACAGGAACACATAACTTTACCAACACAAGTGGTAATAGTTTTAAATTAGCTTTGTACACCAGTTCGGCTACTTTAGGTGCTACCACAACTGCTTTTACAACTACAGGACAAGCTAGTGGTACCAACTACACATCAGGTGGAGCTGCATTAACCAATGTAACGCCTTCTGCTACTGGAACTACTGCAGTAACTGACTTTTCTGACTTAACATTTAGTACAGCTACTATAACTGCTAGAGGTTGCATGATTTATAACGACACAAATAGTGATAAATCTGTGGCTACTATAGACTTTGGTGGTGATAAAACATCAACAGCAGGTGACTTTACTATTGTATTTCCTGCAAAAGCAGCAGCAACAGCTATTATAAGAATAGCTTAGAAGATGAAACATGCCGTTCGCAAAGTTTCAATTTAAAGCAGGAATAGACAGAGAAGGAACCAATTACACTAATGCAGGTGGTTGGTTTGACGCTTCTCTTGTCAGATTTCGCAAAGGCTTTGTAGAAAAAATAGGTGGTTGGACAAAACAAACTGCTACATCATTTTTAGGTACATGTCGTAACCTATTTCCATGGATATCATTAGAAGGCAATAAATATCTATACATTGGCACTCACTTAAAAGCATACATATTAGAAGGCACAAGCCTTAACGACATAACCCCTATAAGAGCAACAACAACCAACGGTATAACCTTTGCAGCAACAAATGGCTCTGCAACCATTACTGCTACAGATACTTCTCATGGAGTTGTCGTAAATGATTTTGTAACAATAAGTGGTGCAGTAAGCCTTGGTGGCAATATAACAGCAGCCGTTTTAAATCAAGAGTATCAAGTTGTGTCAGTACCTAGTGCAAATACATTCACTTTTACAGCTACAGCTACAGCAAATGGTAGTGATACTGGTAATGGTGGTTCAGGAGCAGATGCAGCATATCAATTAACTGTAGGCTTGGATGTGTTTATACAATCTACAGGATTTGGCTCAGGTACTTGGAGTCAAGGTGCTTATGGTGCCTCAACAAGCTTAAGCTTTGCTAACCAATTAAGATTATGGTCTTCTGATAATTTTGGTGAAGATTTAATATTACATCCTAGAGGTGGTGGTATTTTTTATTGGGATGAGTCTAGTGGCACTACTACAAGAGCTGTAAACATAACCTCACTGTCAGGAGCAAACCTATCACCTACGGTTGGGTTACAAACTATAGTAAGTGACACAGATAGGCATGTAATTGTATTAGGTGCTGACCCAATACAAGGTGGTGCAAGAACAGGTGTAGTTGACCCTATGAACATAGCCTTTTCTGACCAAGAAAGCATTACTGAGTGGGAGGCAAAAACTACAAATACAGCAGGCTCTCTAAGACTATCTTCAGGTAGTGAAATCAGAGGTGGCTTAAGAGCAAGACAAGAAACATTAATATGGACTGATACTTCTATGTACAGCATGCAGTTTGTAGGTCCACCACTGACTTTTGCTGTAAATCTTATTAACGAAGGTACAGGTATGATTGGACCTAATGCTGCTATTAACTCTCCTAATGGAGTTTTTTGGATGGGTGATGATGGTTTCTATTCTTACAACGGTGCAGTTCAAAAACTACCTTGTAGCGTATTAAGTTATGTACAAGAAGATTTAGATTTGGGTCAGGCATTTAAGGTATTTGCATTATTAAATAAAGAGTTTAACGAGGTATGGTGGTTTTATCCTGCACAAAGTGACGGCACTGAAGAGATATCAAGGTATGTTATATACAACTATTTAGAAGGCGTTTGGTCTATAGGTCAATTAGTAAGAACAGCTTGGGTTGACCAAAATGTATTTGAAAAACCATTAGCTACATTTAGCAACCATATATTTAACCATGAAGACGGTGACGATGACGATGGCTCACCTATGGACAATGTTTTTATAGAAAGTGCAGACTTTGATTTACAAGAGGGTAATAGTTTTGCTTTTATCAGAAGAATTATGCCTGATGTAAAGTTCTATGGCACGAATGTTGACACAGGTATACCACAAATAAACATGTTACTAAAAACAAGAAATGCACCTAGTGAGTTACTTACAACAAGGGCAACCAAAGACATATCAAACAATACCGACCAAGTACATGTAAGAGCAAGAGGTAGACAAGCCGTTTTAAGATTGCAAAGCGATGATGATGCTGCAGTAGGTAACAGAACAGGTTATAAGTGGAGATTAGGATATACAAGACTAGATATCCAACCTGACGGTAGAAGGTAATGGCTAAGTTATTGCCAAGCAGGCTACCTTTAGCAACACAAGAGGTAACGCCTGAAGTTTTTAATAGACTGGTTAGAGTTTTAGAAATAAATCTTGGTCAATTTGACCCTAATAGCACGCCTAGGTTTAATGAAACAAAACTAGCAGAATTGAATTTTGTACAAGGTGATGTAATATGGAATACAACACTTAATGTATTACAGGTGTATAACGGCAATGAATGGATTGATTTGACGTTATTTGATGAACAAGGATATGAGGCAACAGCTAGTGTAGGCTTTGTCTCTGTTATAACTGGTGGTAACATATCAGTAAATATTAGATAGGAAAGTATTATGGCAACATTAGAAGAAAGAATAAATAATTTGACAGGCGAGGTTTCTATGACACCACAGCCTATGGAAAAAAGTATTCAACAAATTAAACAAAATTTTGATAACTCAATAGAACTAGATACAGATATGCAAAAAGTTGAAATGGCAAAACAAGAGGTTATAAAAGAAATATTGAAGCCATTAGCTGACGAAGGCTATGGTGATATTGTAAACATACTCTTGACTAAGCCAATAAATTCAAAAGAACATGATATGGCATCTACACAAATTGCTAGTATTTTACAAAGAGAAGACCCTGAATTTGATGCACAGGAGTTTGATTTAATTGTCAAAATGGTATCAAGAGAACCAAGACCTGCAGACTTAATAAATAGAGAAGGATTGCCTGATGCACCACCACAGAGTCAAGAAGGCATCGGAACTTTAAGATAATTTAACCAATGTTGGCTCAAACTAACATAGAACAAGAATACCAGCTTAAAAATCTTTTATTGAGCTTTCCCTCTGATTGGTATGTAGAAAAAGAAACTCTTGACAAGGCTAAAGCTACCCTTTCAATTTTAAGTAAGTTTTATAGTGACCAAACACTTTCTTTAGATAATTTACCACTCAACACTTTAATAAAAGAGCCACTGCCTGATGTGCATACTGTACCCTTATTTAGCAAAGAGCTATGCAACCTGCTTATCAATGAAATGCACAACATGACAAAGCATTTTGGTTTTGAGCCAAATGAAGAAGAAGATGAGTTACGTCAAATACCTGAAATAGTTTTATACGACAAATGTCCACAACTATATCATTCTTTAATGAGTGTGGTTGATTCTGTTATAAATCCAATTTTACTTAGTATTTGGAACAGACGTGTTACAGGTGGTAATATACAGATAGCTAATTATAATTTAAAAGATAAAAAGCAAGGAGCTTGGCATCACGATGCAAGTTCTGATATTAGTATAGTAGTGCCTCTTAATACAGGAGAGTATGAGGGTGGTGGTACTGAATTTATGAGAAAAGGAACTGTAGAGCCTTTGCCTACAGGCAATGCTTTAATATTTCCAAGTCTAACGCACATGCATAGAGGATTGCCTGTTATAAGTGGAGACAGGTATTTATTGGTTTTTTGGCTTGTATGTAAAGATGAGTCTAAAGAATATATGAAAGAATTTATGCAAGAAGTTAGTCAAAAGCATGTTAAATAGGGTAAAATTTTAAAATGATGAATAGAATCGACAACAGTGGCGAGGGCATAGCAAAACTTGGCAGAGATGAAGATAATTATTTAGCTCATGTAGCACAAGGCGAAATGGTGGTTCCACCAGTTATAACGCCTGAAACAAGACAAAGATTAGAACAAGAAATGATGATGGTAGGCTTAGACCCTAATGAATATACTGTTGGTGATGGTATGTCTATAAACCCAATTACAGGTAATCCTGAATTTTTGTCTCTAAAAAAAATTGCAAAAAGTTTTAAAAAGGTTGTTAAAAAGGTAGCTCCAATAGCAGCAGTCATACCCGGACCATGGCAAGCACCTGCAATTATTTATAACAAGGGTAAAGCTGCCGTAAATCTTGCTAAAGGTGAAGGTGGCATCGGCGACCTTATGACTGTATTTGCAGGAGGTAGTCAAAAAGTATTTGGTAAAGACGGTGCCTTGCAATCGGTTAAATCAGGAGACTTTTTAAAAGCAGGTGGTGGATTTAAAGATGCATTAACAGGCATAGGTAGTATTGATGGTAAGTTTAAACCATTTCAATATGGAAAAAACATAGGGCAACAATACAGAGATGACCAAAAACAAGGTTACTTTGGCTTGTTTAGTGGTGGTGATGAGCCTGTAGACTATATGGGTGGCGAAGGAATGATGGATGCAAGCTATCAACCACAAGGCTCTAGCGACGTGCCAAGTCCTGAAGAAATGGATTTTATAAATAAAAATTATAAATATAGTAGTGAGTCAGGTTTGTTTATAGGTAAAGATAACAAGCAATACACACCTAACCAAGTGTTAGGTCAGGTAAGAAATACACAAGATAGTGGTGGAAATTTTTTAAGTAATTTTTTAGGTGGTGGAGAAGGAAGATTTTTTGGATTTAAAACCCCTTCAGCTTTAAAATCTATTGGTGATGCTATTGGTCTTGGTGGTGCAAGTGGGCTTAAAGATGTTTATGGCTCAGGTGGCGATAGTAAATCAGGTGGATTAGGCAATTTAGGAAATCTAGGTATAGCAGGTTTAGCAGGTCTTGTTGGCAAATTGGCTTATGATGAAGCTAAAGAT